AAAATGTTACACTTAGAAAAAAAAATTAAAAAAAATGAAAAAAACACTTTACATTGTAAAAAAAGCATGTTATAATAAACATATTAATCAAGGAGAAAAAGTATGGATAGACTAGAAATGATAAAGAAAGCCGCCGAGAAACAAAAGATGGCAAAAACCATTAGTAAAATTGATAAGAGAAAGAAGTCAATTAATACAATGGCCAAACTTAACAAAGCCATTGCTAAGGCTTCACATCAGGCTCCAAATAGTTTAGAATGTTTTCACGATAAGAATAGACACTACACCGATAGGCAGACTAGAGATTATCTTGCAGGTAGTAGTTATATGGAAACATATTTGGCAACTAAGAACGATTGGGATTACTAATGCCAAATACATATGAACAAAGAATGGCTTATCTAAATCTAGCAGAGAAGAAAGCAAATAATAAAGAATTCAAACAGTTGTGGAAAGAAAAGCAACAACAGCTAGAAAAGAACCAAATTAAAAGTGTAGTAAAGGAGCTAATTAATTAATGGGCGCTACTAATTTTTATCAGGGAAGTTTGCGATATGATATTCATGGTCGTAAAAGAAAAACTAACTCCATGAAACCAGCGACTAAAATTAAACCTAAGTTTACCCCTATGGTAGCAGAAGAATCCTTTGCCTTACAAGAATCACGTAGGCATAGAGAATTATATCCTTCAGCTCCTATGGGTAATACATATAAACCAGAAAAAGATGAAAGTTGGAAAACTGAAGTATCTAAAAATTTTACAGTTGCACCAGCGTATAACAAAGGTGCGTATCAAGTAATCCCACGAAAGGACGTGGAACATATAGGAAAATAATTATGGAAACAGAAATTAGTTTTATTGGAGGATTTGTACTACTAGCATTTGCAATGTTCTTTGCAATAGGATCAGCAGAAGCAGTAGCTAATCAAAAAGGTCAATCTTTATTCGATAAGAATGAGGTTAAAAATAGGGATGGAGATAATACATAATGTCAAAAGTAAATTATACATTAATATCTGAATATCAAGGGAGTGATAAATTTAAATCACGTACGGCCGAAGTTTTACAAACAGTCGGTCATGAACCTCATAACTATTATGGTATCAGAATGTTATCAGAAGGAGAATCATTAGCAATAGAATGGTATCCTGCACACAATGTAATCTATGCAGAAAATGCAGCAGAAAACTTTGTGATGGGCATTAAGAATTATGAAAGGCCCTTAAACTTTAACTATGAGCTAGATCAATAGTCACGGGGTCAAGGACATTACTCCTTTTAATTTACAATTTATGTCCTTGGCCCCTTTACTTTATACTCAAAGTGTAGTATAATAGTATTATTAATTGGGAGTATTTAAAATTATGGTAAGTAAAAAATTAGAAGCAACAAGAAAGAAAGGTCGTAGAAATAGAGTTACTATTGAAGACCAATATATAGGTTATGAACCTGTATATGAACCAGGGCAGACATCCCCTGGCATAAAAGATAGAGACACCTTATGGACTAAGGGCGCTAATTGGTATAACTATCATTACAAGGCAAAAGATTATGTTCCTTATGTAATCGATTTTGTTGAAGAGGTATGTGGCTTTACGAAAGAAGAGGCAACATCGCTCAAGAAATTAAGAGATTGGGAAGTATCGGGTAATCTTGGTAAGATTGCTCGTTTACACTATCGTGGTTATGAATATTCAGAAGAGCAGATTGAAAGATATAAAGAATTTGCAAAAGAAAAAGTAGATGCTGCAAAACTTATTGTTGCAGAACAAAAAGAACAGAAAAAGAATGCCCCTCCAGTCATTTCTGTGGCTGAAAGAACTCGTAGAAAAATGATGGATACCATCTATACGGCATGGGATGAAATCATAGTAGAAGGCTGGTTTGATAAAAACTTTAAAAATACTATTGATGTATTTGCCTTATTCAAAGAAAATAGTCTAAAGGGTAATGCAATTGCCCCATTTAAAAAGATCATTGACGGATACTATGAAGAGATTAAATCGGCACTAGATAAAACATGTGAGCAATGTGTAGAAGGCCACTCACATATTACTACTGCCAATAAAAAGAAAATGTTGAAACAGATGGATAGTATCTATGCTGACCTAGATAAATTACAACTATCATTTAAGGCAACTAGAACACCAAGGGCTAGAAAACCAAAAGCCACTGATCAGCAAGTTAAGAACTTAAAGTTTAAGATAGAAGATATGGATTATAAATTAACATCTATTAATCCTATTACTATTCCAGGTGCCTCTACACTCTTTGTATTTAACACAAAGAATAGAAACCTATATGAATATGTAACCACCTCAACTAAAGGCTTTGAAGTGGGCGGTACCACAATTAAAAACTTTGATGATAAATTATCTAAGTGTACTAAATTAAGAAAACCAGATGTGATACTTCCTTTAATATTAACCAAGACTGCCAAACAAATTGAAAAACAAGTTTGGAAAGATCAGATTACAACTAAGGTGAATACTCCTAACGGAAGAATAAACCAAGATTGTATTTTATTAAGGACATTATGACAGAAGAAAAAATATTTCAACATAAGATTATGACTAAGAAAAGATTTTCAATGGCTGTAGAGAATTTAGTAGCAAATAATAATGATATTAGTTACATAGATGCCGCAGTTATGATAATAGAAGAAAGGGGTATGCAATATCAGAACCTGAAAAAACTATTAACCGATTCACTAAAAGATAAGATAGAGCATGAAGCAAATACTCTTAATCTTATTAGAGGTGCAAGTAAAACCAATAAATTACCAATATAGGAGAAATTATGAGTAATGTGATTATACCTTCATCCGATGAAGATAAAACTAGAATTAAAAATTGTATTCAGGAGATTAGTAACGCTATGACCCTTATGGATGCACAAAGGGATTTTATTAAAGAGGCAATTAATTCTTGCGTAGAAGATGTAGAGATAGATAAGAAACATCTAAGAAAGATGGCTAATATTTATCACAAACAAAATCTAAGTGAAGTCGTCGGAGAAGTTGAAGATGTTGAAGCATTATATGAAGGAATCTTAGGTTGAGAATGGACCCATTTGATTCTTATAAGATATATAATGCACTAAAGTTACATTTTGAAACAGATAGTTATGATGCAATTAAGTATAACTATAAATCAAATGTAACTGCAAATTCATTTCTTAAAAGAAAGGACAAATACTTCTTTGCCAAGATTGGTAAAAATTATGACAAAGATGTAATTGGTTATTATGTCGCCAACTTTAAAGAAGGTGTATCATATGTAGGCGATATGATAAACCATGATGGAGAAGATAACTATAATAAATATAAAAAAATTAAAGAAAGTATACATAGAGTGTTTTCAATTGATATAAATAACCTATGTGAACAAGAACCTAACTTCGATAAGTGTCTTACATCTATCGATGGACAAGTTCCTTTAATTATAGAACTATTGATGCAAGAGGAGATTAGTTTAGATACTGTTTCTATCTTGGATTCAATGTTGGGGTTTGTGGAAAGAGAATCCAAACAGATCAATGACACTATTATGTGGCCTGATCTTAAAAGGAGAATCAAGAAATATACCCCATTCGTAAACTTTGATGTTTACAAATGTAAAAATTTGTTAATAAAAGGGTTTACAACTGCATGAAAATGTAGTATAATAATAACTTATATTATGAGAAAAGTGGATAATTCAGTAATACAATGCAATACAGGAGAATACAATGTCATTTGCTAACTTAAAGAGCTCTCGAGGCTCGTCTATCGACAAACTCGTAAAGGCTGCAGAAGCAGTATCAACTACTAAGAAAGAATCTAATTCCTACGCGGATGATAGATTTTGGAAACCTACCAGAGATAAAGCAGGAAACGGTTATGCCGTAGTCCGATTTTTACCGGCAATGGATGGTGAAGACCTTCCATGGGTAAGATATTGGGATCACGGATTTAAAGGTCCTAATGGTCTATGGTATATTGAAAACTCTTTAACTTCTATCGGACAACCGGATCCAGTATCAGAGATGAACTCGGTTCTATGGAACTCAGGTAGGGAAGAAGATAAAACCATTGCAAGAGATAGAAAGAGAAGGTTACATTATGTAAGTAATGTGCTTGTTATTTCAGACCCTGCAAACCCAGAGAATGAAGGAAAAGTATTCCTTTATAAGTTTGGTAAGAAAATCTTTGATAAGATCATGGAAGCTATGCAACCTGCTTTCGAAGATGAAACACCATGTAATCCTTATGACTTTTGGGAAGGTGCGGACTTTAAAATTAAAATCCGTAAAGTAGAAGGTTGGGTAAACTATGATAAGTCAGAGTTTGCTACACCAAGTGCACTACATGAAGGTGATGAGGCTAGATTAGAAGATGTATATGGGAAACTATATGCCCTTCAAGACTTCCTTGATCCTAAAAACTATAAAACTTATGATGAATTAAAAACTAAGTTGAATAGAGTACTAGGGGTAGATGCAGGTCATGCACCTGTAGCAGAACCAGTAGTATCAGATGTCATGGAGGCTCCAACTATGCAGACTGCGGAAGCGGCCCCTGCTGTTGAAGCATCTTCAGATGGCGATGATGATACACTATCATACTTTGCAAAACTTGCAAATGATTCGTAAAGAGTTATAATAATAACTAGGCGGACTGCCGAAAATACGAAGTACTTTTGGGAGAGGGAAACCTCTCCCTTTTTTTGTTTAGTTTATTGCCAGAGCAGAATTGCTTTGACTTATACCTTGATCTATGACTTGAGTAATTTGTTTGTTATCTTGTGCAATATTATTAGTACTAACACCTACTGTGGCACCACCACCTGCTTGGGCCAATGCATCATTAAGTGCAGCCATATCAATATTAGGAACTGCACCTAAGTTTGCAACATTATTTGGATCAGTTAAAGTTGCGGCTGTCTGGTCATTTCTAGCATCTTCTAAAGCTTGTAATCTAGCTATCTCGGCCTCTTCTTCATTTCTTTGTCTAATTTCATTCTGTGCTGTACGGCCTCTATTTGTGTCTAAACCTTCACCTAGAAACTGATCTGCCATATCACCAGCACCATCACCGAATAGCCATCTTGCTAATCTACCACCTCCAAGAAATTCAAATATCTTACGAGGTAAGAAAGTAATTGCATTAGCGATAAATGATAGTGCGTCTAAGAAGTAAAGACCTGCAACTTTTAAAGTATCTAATATACCTGCACCTGGGCCCAGGGAATCTTGTAATTTTTTAAATCCGAAATATATAAGACCAAGTGCCGCAATGATTGCGATTACAGGGGCGGCGATTACACCTATAGTTCCTGCAGTAAATCCCATCATAGTTCCAAGTGAAGTTAGGCCAGTTATTAGTGCTGGGAAAGCAGTAAATCTTAAAAAGAGTCCTACTGTTTTTACTACTCCAAATAAACTACTAGCTGCTGTTATTAAACCCGGCCCAAGATAAAGTAATAAACCACCTATAATAATTGCAAATGTTCCTAAATTATTCTTAAAAGTTTCCCAAGCATTTGTAAAGTCTCCTTCTATTAAATCTTTTATAAAATCAACTACTGTCATTACTTTCTCAATTGCTGCTCTAACGATTTCAGCAAACTTTTCAGGTGAGAATAATGCAAGAGCAGCACCTATAAGTCCACCCAAGATACTACCACCTTTTAAGAACCCACCTAGCTTACTACCGAAATCTTCAACTCCAGTACTAATTCTTGCTAATAAACTATTTGCTTCATCGGCCTTCTTAGTCTGTTCTCTTCTATCCTCTTCAGATTTTACAGTCTCATCAAGTCTATCAACTTGTTCTTGAGCAAGTTTTATCTCTTCATCATTACCACCGGCCATTGCCTTTTGTAAATTTTGATCTGCAATTGCATATTGTTCTTGAAGTTCTTTGGCTCTAAGCATATCAGACTTTGAAGCGGCTTTACCAAATGCACTTCCTAAGTCTCTCAGTCTTTTACCTAGAGCATTTTGGCCAAGTTTTTCTCTTGCAACTTCTGCCTTATTTGATAGTTCTATTTTTTTATTAAGTGCTTCTAATGGTTTTAGAAGAGGTTGTGCTTGTGCAAATGCGGCTGCTTTTTTGCTACTTTTTTCAAACTCTTCTGTTTGTTTTTCGATTGCATGTCTGACTGAATCTAAATTTTGTTTTGAGTCTAGGTCTTGTTGTTCAGACGATTCTAGTATACTTTTTAAATAACTATTACTAAGTTGACGGCCAGTGCCATTAAGAACTTTTGCAAAATGTGAAGCTCTTTCTTTTAAACCTTTAGCCTGTTCAGTGTTACCATCTTGTATGGCTTTATTGGCTCTTTCTAAGAGAGATTTATGTTCTTCAGCAACCTTAACCATCCTACCTTTTCTTTCATTTTGAAAATCTTGTTGCTTTTGCTTTATAGCAGCTGCTTCTTTTTTAGCTTTTTCTCTTAGTTTTTTATTATCGGCCATGACTAATCCTTAAATTTATTGTCTATCCAACATTTCCCATAATATACTATACCTAACCAAAATGTTAGCATTATACCATCAAAATAACTTAGGTTATTAATTTCTGTTAACCCTTCCATTATTTCTTATTCCCAAATGCTTGTGATCCAAAGAATGCGGCTACAATACCAGCAACTGCAACAAAATATGTTGCTGCCATGTCTCCGAGAATTTTACTTGCTTGATCTAACCCAGATAATACTGCAACAACTACTGCAAAGGGATATAGTAACATACCGCCGAGAGCAAACCATGCCATCTTTCTTTGAGCATCTCTCATAGCATCTGCATCTTCAAGTTCTTTTCTCTTAAACTCTAAATACATTTCTTGTTCTTTTCTGCTTACCTTTCCATCACCATTAGTATCTGCTGGATGATGTCCGCTAGCCTTTATTTCATCTTCTCCCATTTCTATTTCCTCATTTTTCTTTCTTGTGATTTTTGCCTATCATTTTCTTCTTTAATATGATTCTGCAATAAAGCCACATAAATTTCTCTTTCCCATGGTATCATATTATCTAGCTCTGTTAAACTATAGTTATGATGTTGCATCATAGCAAAGTTTGTTTTATAATGATTCACTAAGGAATCATGAGCCAGGGCTAAGTAAAAAAACTTTGGAGACCTCTTAACTCCAAACTATTCTCGTTGCCACACTTACCACACTTATATTCTACATTCTTTACTAATGAAGGTGTATTACCAAACCAGTCTGCTATCTTCTTAAACTGTTCTGAATTAAGCCCATCTAAAAAATCATTAAGTTCTTCATCTGTACTTTCATTAGATGGATATACATTATCATCATCAAAGATATTTGTAATTGAACTTCTAATCAACTTCATTGTCTCTTGTAACTGTTGATCTTGATTAGACTTTTCATCTATTTTAAGTCCAGCCAAAGTATCAAGTGATGGGTAATCAAACTGAATACCGACCTCTTCTGTAATCATAACGATTCTTTCTTTATCTAAACCAGTAAGCTTAATTTCTTCTAAGTTTACTGTATGATCAATCTTATTATTACACTCTTCATTCTGACAGTTAAGTTTTAAATCTACTGTTTCCCCAACTGACTTTTGCCTCAACTTTAAGAAGATATACTCTAAATCAAAAGATGCAAAATTATTAACATCTACTTCATCAAAGATACATGATTTTAATACATTTTTAATGGCTCTAAGAACATGATTCTGATCTTTAGATTCCAATGCAATCATTAAAACTTTTTCTTCTTTTACCAAGAATGGTCTGTACTCAACTGTAACTCCCATACTTGGAATTTCTACCTCATAACGAGAGGAATTCACTACTGGTAACGCCATAATATTTATTCTCCTATAATATAATTATCCTAAAACGCCTAGAGCTTCTGTTACTCCAGAGAGGGTAGAACTTAATCCACCTTCCAATTCATATTTATCATATGCAAATGATACTGTAAATTCAGCAACTTCTTCCGACCCAGATTCATAATCTATTGAGCCGACAGCTACTGGATATGCATTAATTAACTTTGCACCATATGTGACTTTATTGTCCATATTTAATTGTTGAATGATTATATCGCTTGTATAATCATCTTTATAGCCTAATGTATATGTCTCTGAATCTATTACTGATCTCGACCAACCATCAAACATCTTTTTCATGTACATATCATTTGTACACATAAACTTTAATTCTACATCTGGATCAATAAATCCGTAAGGCATTTTTACGGTTTGTTTTTCCATTGTTATTTCATCTGTTGAAAATTCTCTTCCAGGAATCTGAGCTCCTGTGCACAACATAGAAATATCACGAGGGTCATTAATTAGACTTTTAACATTAACACCATCGCCAGATATAAGACTGGTGAAAATTGCCTCTGGGTCTATATTAAATAAACTTTGTTTTGGAGGTGTTAAGATTACCTTAAATCTATTCAGTCTGGCAATACCACCACGTTTTGCAATTGTTGATTTTAGTTTATCTACATTCATGTCTGTCTCGCAATTTTAATTGATTCTGCCCAAACCTTACTCTTACCTGATTTTCTAAATTGTTCAGTTGGTAAGAATATTGCTATTTCCCATTCACTCATAGGTACTCTTACTAACCTAGATTTTACGTGATCGCTTAAATACATTTTAAGACATGGCCTAAATTCTTTATATTTTCTTGTAGAGGTTAGAAGATCATATCTTGCTTTTATTAATCGTGATGTATCTTTTACTTTTGCTGGAGATAGTTTCATTAACTCATCAAGAAACTTTGCACGGATATCTGGTCTTAGATAGTGTAAGTTTAATCCTAAAAAGCCATTTTTCCTTGGCTCTATTAAAAGAACTAAAGGGAATCTATCATAATAAGGTAATGTTGCTTTATGTTTTGGATCATAAAAATACATATACATTGAACCTCTTAACTCTCTTGTTGTAGGGTCTAATGCATCATCTTTAAGTAGACTTTGTCTACTCGGCATTTTCATATCTTCAATTTTATCACGAAACCACTTCTGGGACTTTTTAGTACGTGCAGTAATACCTGCTCTGAAAGCCTGGGCCTGTAATGTATCGAACAATGATGCCATAAAGTTTTTCTCCTGTATAACTATTTATATCAACTTTTCAGTAGTTTGATACCTAGATTGCCTAAAGTATCTTCGGTCCACACTTGAAACTTCCAACCTTTATGATCTGCGTATTGTTGTGCTGCTTCCCATTTAGATTGGTTCTTAATATATGTCATAACCTCATTGATATATCTTTTAGTTTTGCGAGAGGGCTTTTTAGGAGGTGATGTTTCTTTCTTTGGTTTAATTTCAACCAAAATGATTTCTTTATTATCTAATTCAATAAGTAAGTCTACATAATATCTATGCAGCTTGTTATCGGTCTTACACTTATAGGGAATAACTATCTCTTCACTATTCCATCTTTTTACTTTAGGATTACTTTCACACCACTTGAATGCTTGTCTTTCCCATAATGAACGATAAACTACACTGGATGCATCACCCAGATATTTATCTTTACGTTTAATTGTATATTTCCCTCTATAAGCCATTATAAATACTCTATATGTTAATTAATAATATATCTATTTATAAGGGGTAAAAACGTGGCAGAATCAGTTGAAATAACCAAGTTTCCTGGCAGTTTGGTGGAGTCACCTACAAAAGAAAATGATCCAGGTAGTGCATATGTAAAGTTTAGTATATTAAATTCAGACGCCAGTTCGCCTATTAAGGTTATTGCATTATACGTACCTAATGGATTTTCAATAGAAGATAGCGCAAACTTTGGCTCTATGAATTTCGGAACAATAGATGCAATAAGTCAATTTGGTAAAACATTAAATACTGGCACAGAAGGGGCAAGGGCTCAAATTAATGGCGCGTCTGATGGTGAAATAAACATGATCACTGCAGCTATTATGCAAAGTTCTGGCGGTAGTGGTTTAGCAGTTGATACTCTATTAAGACAATCTGCACAATCTAAGATAGCATTGAATAATAAAACTGTAGCTACATTTGAAGATATGGGTATTAGGCAGTTTTCATTTACTTTTAAATTAGTTCCATCTAGTGCATCCGATTCCAGAACAATTAGTTATATAGAAAATACATTTAGGAAAAATATGTATCCAGAAAAAGGATCTAATTTAGGATTCTCATTAAAGTATCCACCCGAAATAAAAGTAGAGTTTTTTAGAGGCGCAAAAAGAGATAAATTTATGCCTAAATTAGCAAATTGTTATTTAACTGGTTTATCTACCTCTTATAATGAGAATAGTAATATGTTCCATAAAGATGGTGCACCAACAGATACAACAATTCAGTTATCATTCCAAGAGGTAAGACAACTTACAAGAGGGGATTTATATGAAGGTGATGACCCAACGTTGCAAAAAGATGAGAGCGAATAATGAATTATTTTAAAAAGTTTCCAACAGTACCATATGATATTAACCGAACTGGTTCTACTCAGCAAGTTGTAGATATCTATAGACAAGTAAGACCGTTAAATGATAGGTTAGATCAACAGTACTCTTATACCCAGTACCGAGTACAAGATGGTGAAAGACCAGATATTGTATCTCAAAGATTATATGGTACTCCAATATATTATTGGACATTCTTTGTAGTAAATAATTTTTTACATGATGGATATAAAGTATGGCCTATGAGTACACGAATGCTAGAGTCATACATTGAAAAAGAATTTGAAGGTTGGGCTATTTCATCTAATCCAACACCTGATCCAGATTCTGATGGTATTACTAATACACATATTAATTCCATTGCAGGTAAGTTTCAATTAGGAGAGACCATTACAGGAGGTACTTCTAATGCCACAGGTACTCTTATTAAGAAAGACATTGACAAAAATCAATTAATAGTAAAAAATGTTACTGGTTCTTTTATAGGCACAGGAACTGTTACCGAATTAGTAGTTGGTTCTACAAGCCAAGATAGTGTTAGTACATTTAAAGCTTGGAAATATGCAGATGCACCACATAGATATTATAAAAATGTTGCTGATGCAAATGGTAACATAACAGAAAGAGAATTTTCAAATATTGTGTTTACTGAATCTCCAGATGCGGTTAATACTGGTAACATAAATAATGTTATTAATAATAATTACGAACCCTCATATGCAACAGAAGAAGGTTTACTTGATGAGATCGGGATTCCACAAAGATCACAATTAGCAGAAGCAGATGCTACTGGTGCTTCTGAAAATGGTTTACAGTATGAAAGCAACAGAGCACATATTATAAGATTAAATGATGAAAGGTCTAATCTAAGAGTGATAAGACCAGATAGTATTGCCCAATTCGCAAAAGATTATATGGATTTATTAAATGAATAATGATGGAGTTCAGGCTGGAGGCATAGTCAATAGTGCCGCGACTAACGTAACCGCAACTGGTTATGTTTATTCAGCAAAACTATATGTCCATAAGTACGGAGAAGTTTCTGCAGATTCCGAAGTTGATATTAGTAGTTTAGTACAGTTCTTTACTATTACAGAAGACTTAGGGCTACAAGAAATTACTGTAAGACTTTCCATTGGTGATACTAATGGTTATTATAATAAATATAAAATCACTGGTGATGAAAAAATAAAACTTACAGTAACTAGAAAGATGCCTCCTAAACTTACTGATGGTCTATCTCCACTTTCAGAAACGCAAGAAATTAAATTAGATTTAAGAATAATAGAAGTACAAAATCTGGCAAGAGCAAGAGATGGTGTATTAACTTATTCATTTAATTGTGTTACAGAACACGTTCATGAAGCAAATAAGTTATTACTTAAAAGAAGTTTTAATGGATCTATAGGGACTCTTGTAAAAAACATTTGTACTGGTGATCTTAAAATACCATCTGATAAGTTAGAGATACAAACAGACGGCGTTAATATTATTAAAGGTATATACCCTAGATTAAAGCCTAGAAACGCAATGAATTGGTTAAGAAAACACTCACACGATAGTCAGACCCCACTTTTCTTATACCAAACAAGTGATGGAATATTACATTTCAAATCATATAAAAAACTATTGGAAGATGGAAAAGAAAATAAAGAATATTTTACATACATCTATAAGCCGGGAGTATCGGCTCAAGACACACAAACATTTAATGAAGAACGAGAACTTATTAGAAATTTAAGTTCAAGATCTGGTTCTTCAAAATTTATTGCCGTTCAAGAAGGAGCATATGCATCTTCTCTTCAACATATTGATATTAGCACAAAGACACATACTAATACTCCATTTACTCATAAAGGTACTGGAGAAAATAAAACACTCGAATCTCAAAAACCATTTTCAGCACAAGAAAAATATGAAGAAACATTGGATTCAAAGACATATTATATTTCAAAGAATAGTATGTCATTCCAAACTTCTGATGAAAATGCACAAAATATGCACGAAGATTCTAGTAAGTCTGAAGTTAATTCTATTTTAGCAAACTTAAAGAGTTATCAGTATGTACTTTCTTTGGCAGGTGACTTAGACTTACAAGTAGGTCAAGTTATAAATCTTAACATTATAGGTTCGAGTTCCAATACAAATGAAGAGGGTGAACTAAATACAGGGACATTTAATAAATATATAAGTGGAAAATATTTAGTTACCAATATTCTAAGAGAATTTCAAGACAAGTTTTTACAAAAGGTTACAGTCGTAAGGGATTCTACTGCAGTAGATATTGATGTAAATGATGATAGTGGAGAAAATAGCTAATGAGTGATGAGTTTATAGGGCAACAGTTTACTTGGTTTACAGGTATTGTGGAAGATGTACAAGACCCAGAATATATGAATAGGGTAAAAGTAAGGTGTTTAGGTTTTTATGATACAGAAGTAAATGTAGATGATCTACCATGGGCGACAGTTATGATGCCATGTGATACAGCATCGATGCAAGGTAATTCTACTAATCATCAATTAGAGATTGGTTCTTGGGTCGTTGGATTCTTTAGAGATGGCCCCTCTGCACAAGACCCTCTAGTTATGGGTTCTATTGCATCTCAGACTGCGGGTGTTAGAGACGCGCCACTTGAGCATAATGGTGATTATGATGATAAGTACATAAAAACTAAAGCAGGTCATAGAATAAGATTTAACAACTCTGATGGTAGAGAAAAGGTTGAAATATTCCATGGCACTAACAATTCAAGAATATCTATGGATGAGTATGGCGGAGTAGATATACAAAGTAATTCTCAAATTATTAGATTAAGAGATAAACTAGGACTTGATGGCCAAAATTATATTTCAATTGAACCATCTGCAACCTCTCCCGTGTATATACAAACAACAGGTGCTGATATTAATTTATCGGCAACAGGTGGTGGTAGAATTAAGATGAACGCAGGTACACTTTCTCTTAATAATGCAAAGAGAGCTCCTGGTCTTGCAATACCTAGATCAAATTCAAATCCTTCACAAGATGATATAGATGTAGGCGCTTTAGTCGGTAACTTTGAAGTTGATCAATACGTACCTGATCAAGATACTAAAGATGCGATTATAGAATACTTAGGTGGCGACTATGGTATTACAGATAGTGATTATAATTACTTAATAAGAACTGCTGCTAGTGAGGCATCTCCAAATGCGAAAGAACGTGCTTCTGTGGTAGGTGTTGTATTAAATAGAGTAAGAAATAATTATGGAGGAAATACCACTATTACTGGAGTTGTTACTCAGGTTTATACAAAAAATGGTAATTACATTCCACAATTTTCTGGAGTTATGGGCACTAAGTATAATAGAGGGCCAACAGGGCCGTTTAGAAATATGACAGTTAATACTGGAGATGAAGTATCTGCCGCAATAAAGGCTAACTTATCTGGTGTAAATAAATCTTGGCAAAACTTCTCTGCAGTTAGAGATGATGCTTATTTAAAACCTGGTGAACAAAACATTGCGTTTAGAGATTCATTACGTGATGCCGGTGGCCAAGTTGTTGGATTAACTATCTTTGGAACAGTTTAATGACCACAGAAATAGAGATCCCATGCGCTAAGGTCTTATTACCCAAACCTGCTGATTTGGCAAATACATTTACTGAAGTATTAAATATTGCAAATCTTTTGGCGTTATCTGGTAAACAAGATGAAGCAGATAAGATCATGGAAATCTTAGAGACTGTAGAAAAGGCTCTAGGTAACTATCCTATTTCTGTAACTAATCCAATTTATCCTACAATAGAAATACCAGAGATAGAATGGGAAAGAAGAATTACTGCACTCATAGAAGAGTACCATCTTTTTCCTCAAGTAAAAATATTAGAGATCATTGCAAAAGTAATACCTATAGATTTTATAATTCCTATACTGGGTCTTAAAATAGATATACTAAGAATATTTGAAGATTCTGCTTATAGGGCCGAATTAAAATTAGAGGTATCAGAAAAATTAGATGACCTAGATGCACTACTTCCTAAACAGTTAAGAAGATATGGTGAAGATAGTACACTAGAGTCTCCAGAATTTAAGGCCGAATCTATTTGGGATTATATAATGTCACAACTAAATCAAGGTGCACTTAAACTCATATATAGTGCAGCAGGTAAATTGATTGATATGTTTAAAGAGATATGGGATGCTCTTGGACTTCCTTCATTACCTGCAATATTAACTTTAGATATTGAAGAAATAATCAACGAAGTTATTGAAGACTTACAGCAACAACTTGATGATGCGCCTGCAGATTTAAGAGCAGAGATTGAAGGACAGATCATAGATAAACTAAGAGAAATAAATATTGCAGGATTTAGTATTATTGATATTTTAGGTGGTGAACCAAATGAATACCTTGAAAATCCAGAGAGACAAAAAGAAAGATTAATTACTAGGGCTACAAATTTTATAGAAGAATTCCCTAAGTATTTAATAATGGAATGGTTAGAGAAGGTAAAGAAGTTCCTAGATGCTATTGGTTTAGGTGCCATTTTAGATTGGGTAACATTTGATTTCTGTGACTTTATGAAGTTAATTGGAATGCCAAGCACTATAACATTAGATGGCGATTTTATTCTTAATGGTTTAGTAACTACAGGAGCGGCTACTTTAGGCACAGAAGGATCAAATGTAGGTGATAGTTTTAAGTCTGCTGCAAATACAAGTACTGCAGAAACTTATCAATTTACCACAGAAAATAATAAAACTGAATACGGACCAACAGGGGGAAGCGGCTTAGTATTTTTGGATGGTGTGAAGTTAACAACAGGGTTTACTCATAACGCAAGTAGTGTAACACTCGATTCACAGCCAACTGCAGGACTAACTTTATTAGTTATTGATTAACATTCTCATACTAAGGCGTTATAAATAAGTATATGGCAGAAGAAAATAACAGAAGTAATAGAATTTTATCGGACTACCCTGGTGGTGCATCTACTATCGCCAATAAGAAAGGTTACAGTGATTTAGACCTTTCACTTGCACTACATCCATTTAAAAAGGATATAATGCCACTAAAAGATGATAGAGCAATAAAGAATTCATTAAAAAACTTACTTAACACAGATACATTCGAAAGACCATTCCAGAGAAACTTAGGTGGCAATCTAAGAGCTTTACTTTTTGAACCTATAAACTTTCTTACAGAAACTACTATGGAAGATATTATTAGTGCGATTGTTAAAAAGGAAGCAAGAGTAAATATTTTAAAAATAAGTGTTAAGGGCAATGAAGTAGAAAATAAATATGATATCACTATAAAATTTAGAATAAAAGAGAACAATGAAATACAAAAGCTAGACATTGTTCTAAGAAGATTAAGGTAATAATATGGCCAGTAATTTAAACGTAACAGAATTAGATTTTGATCAGATAAAGGATAATCTAAAAAATTATTTAAAGAATCAAGATCAATTTAATGATTTTAATTTTGAAGGGAGTAGCCTTAGTGTTCTCTTAGATGTTCTTGCATATAATACACATTACAATGCGATGGCAGCACACTATGCACTAAACGAAGCATTCTTAGACTCAGCACAAATTAGAGGCAATGTAGTTACTCGTGCTAAACTTTTAGGGTATACACCCAGATCTAAACTGGCTTCTAGGGCCACAATTAACTTTACTGTTAATGCTGCATTCGAAAATATAAGACCAGAAACACTTATTCTTAAAAGAGGCACAAAGTTCCAATCAAACATTAGTGGTACTAAGTATGATTTTGCAGTTTCTCAAAACTACTCTGCTCAATTAAATTCTACAAATAATACATATACTTTTAATAATATTGAACTCACTCAGGGTGTATTTAAAACACTATTATATAGAGTTGATAATGATATAGATAATCAGAAATTTCAACTTGCAGATAGTGATGCAGATACAAGCACATTAAGAGTAAGAGTACAAGACAACGAAAAATCAACTGCGTATAATATTTACACACGATTTGAATCACTTATTAATGTAAATTCTAAATCTCAAGTTTATTACTTACAGGAAAATCCTAATGGTAAATTTGAAGTATATTTCGGAGATGGTATTACAGGTAAGAAACCAGTTAATGATAATATTGTAACTCTTGATTATATCTATACCGATGGTGAAGCTGCAAATGGTGCAGATAGATTTACCTTTACAGGAACTATTCCACAATTAACTGGAGTATTCACTAATACAGTAACTACTCTTACTAATTCTTCGGGTGGTGTTGAAGAAGAGTCGGTAGAATCAATCAGATTTAATGCTCCTCTAACATTTACTTCACAGAACAGAGCAGTTACAGCAGAAGATTATAGATCAATCATTCTTAAAGGTTTTGCAAATATTTCTTCCATATCAACATGGGGTGGTGAAGATAATGATCCACCTGACTTCGGTACAGTTTACATTGCAATTAAACCACTTACTGCAGAAACTCTTTTAGATTCTGAAAAACTTGCTATTAAGGATACAGTATTAAAAGGTAAAAATATTGTTTCTATTACACCCGAGATCGTGGATCCAAACTTTACTCATTTGGAGTTAGATGTATTCTTTAAGTATAATCCAAATCTTACTGATAGAACTAATATAGAATTAGCAAATGTTGTAAGAGATGTAATATCAGATTATAACTTTAATAACTTAAATAAGTTCGATGGAGTCTTTAGACATTCACAATTATTAAAATTAATTGATGCAGCAGATCCAGCAATCATTAACTCAACAATTAGACCTTATATGTTCCAAACAATTACTGCAGGAACTAATGCAATAGATAATGTATTTAATCTATCCTTTGCTTCACCATTTTATGAAACAGGGGATTCTGCAAATTATTTAATTGGTTCTAATGCATTTAAAATTAACATAGATGGCCCAGATCATTACTTTGGAGATATTGCCATTAGTGGTTCTACAAATAGACAAGTAATAGTTTATAAAATTGTAGATGGTCAAAATATTACAGTAATACAAGATGCTGGACTTATTGAACCATCTAAGGGTAAAATAAAACTTGAAAACTTTAGTGCTTCTAGTAATTCAACTCCAATAAGAATTACTGTTGCTCCTAACTCTTTGGATATTGCTCCTAAAAGAGATCAGTTAATTAATATAGACCAAACTTATGTAGATATTACAGGACAGATAGATACAATATCTACAGCAGGTTCATCTGGCTCAATTGATTACTCAGTAAATTCTAGGTTAAGATAATATGTCAATAGATAATAATTCACCCGGATATGTAGAGTCGGTATTTTCTTCAAAGAGAAAGTCCAAAGAAGACTTGCAAATAAGCCAATTAATTCCTGATGGTATTTTAGATGGTATTAATACTTCAAATGGTAATGTAGGTATTGAAAAACTTTTGGAATCATATTATGATTTTATGAATATGAACGAGTTTATATACCAAGATACCGAAACATTTACTGATAGAATTTTAGATGGTAAAGCAGTCTTTAGATATCCAGATCCAGACGGAACTGGTACTCAATTCTTTGCAGACCATGACGGCGGTAATAGTACTTTAAAGATTGGTACTACAACTATTACACTAACTTCAATTAATGTTCAAATATCAAATGGTAATGAGCTTCCTGGTTCACTGGCCGCATCTACTACGGAACACGGTAAAACATTTACTGTGACTGGATTAGGTTCTTATAATGGCCAGACAGCAACACTTACAACTCCAATTAAACACTGGGTAGGGCCAGGGCCTTCTTATGTACTTAACGCACTAGAAGATGCAATGGACATTGATAAAAACTTAGATGATAATGCAGATCCTACTAGTGAATATCTTAGATTTATGCAAAAAGAAATTGCGGCAATCATTCCTAGAGATGTTACAGTTAATAAGGCAACCCTTTACAAAAGAATTATTGACTTTTATAGAGTAAGAGGTTCACAAGATTCTATTGCAACTTTCTTTAGACTATTCTTTGAAGATGAAGTAGAAGTAACACGGCCGTGGGATAACACTCTTATTCCCTCATCAGGTAATTGGGATTCAGATGCAAATCAATTTATTTCTACTAAAGGTTTTATTTCAGAAAAGAAAATTAGATTACAAGATAGTTACAGATACCAAAAATATAGTTATCTAATTAAGACTGGTAGAAACTTTAAAGATTGGGACTCAACATTTAATAGATTAGTACACCCTGCAGGATTTGTATTCTTCGGAGAAATTTTAATTATTTTACAACTTACAAGGCAGTTTTTTGGAGATTCCTCAAAGGGTATAACAGTTCAGACTAAGAATCCAGAAACGGGATTACTTGTTAATCAATTGGTAAATGTATACGGAGGTGATAGAGCTAATAGATTTACATTATCATCTATGCCAGGTATTCAACCAGGCTTGATCGGTGCAGAAGATTTACCATTACTTGTAGAGGCATTTGCTTCTATGTTTACTCCTACTGCAGAAGCAAAAATTAATCGTAACGCAGTACTATCTGCGACAGTATCAAGTGGTGCTATAACAAATGTTGAAGTTATTAATCCCGGATTTGGATTTTCTTCTCCACCTAGTATTACTATTGCAGAAGGTGGTAATGCAACATTAACTCCAGTAATTAATTCACTTGGTGAAATAGAGTCAGTTACTATAGGTGGAACAAATACAGGTTATACTACTGCTTCATTGGCAGTAGCAGCCAACAGTGGTGTGGGAACAGTTACTAATCTTTCATTCCCAACAGAATCGGTATCTATGAAACAATATCGTAGACCACCTATTATTAGAATAGGCACACCAACTGCTAAAGATGCAGACGGAAACTTATTAAGCACTAATGTACAGGCAACTGCACAGTTTAATTTAGAAGCAACTGGAGTTGAAAGAGTAAAAATTATATCAGGTGGTTCTGGTTATTCATCAAGACCAACTGTTACTTTCTCAGCACCACCAAGTGGTACAACTGCAGAAGGATTTGCAAATATTAATGAACTAGGTGAAGTTGATGGGGTACATATAACTAAACAAGGCAGTGGATATATACAGCCACCTACAATAACTTTCTCAGGTGGCGGTGGAAGTAATGCAGTTGCAGATTCATTTATGTTACCTGCAGGTATTACTACTATAAATATTACTAACCCTGGTAACGGTTATGTATTAGATCCATCAGTTACTTTAGGTTCTACTACAGTAACAGAATTAAGAGCAAAAGATATTAAGGCAATACTTATTATATTACTTAATGACTTAAATCAAGCAAGATCAAATAACTACTTTAATAGTAAAGAAGATAGATTTAATAAAAGTAACTATAGGTTCAATTCGAACCTTACAATTGAACAATTAGGTTCACATATTATACAAAACGATTATAAAAACACTATAAATAGATATAACACTAGTAGTTTTATAAACTTAGACTAACTAACATAAACATAGGATAGAATTATGGCAGCAATTATTACAACACCTTTTAGAGTTCTCAATGCCGAGAATTTCAAGGAAGATGTCACAGGCTCCAGTGTTTATTTGGCCATCGGTAAATCAGATGTTTGGTCGAATGCAACATCAGACCTCTCTGACACTACACCTTCAGTCCCTGGAGATCATATTAACGATACTAATGAGGCATTTCAACAAATACTTGGTCTTAAAAGAGTAACATCAAGTGATGTATCTCACGTTATACCAAGATACAATTATGAAGATGGGGCACAATACGTAGCATGGGATTCAGAAGATTCCGATATTTATGATGAAAAATTTTATGTGATGACTAAATCAGAATTTAAAGTTTATAAATGTATCAAGGCCGGGGCCTCAGTAACATCAGTACAGCCAGTTCATACTGGTGTTGATCCAGTTACTTTAGGTGATGGGTATACTTGGAAATATATGTATACTATTACTACAGCAGATTCAGAAAAGTTTTTAACTAATTCTTATATGCCAGTAAAAACACTAGCAATGAGCCCTGATCTAGCAGGTACTAGTGTTGATAGACCACAACAAGAATCACAACAAACTTCAAGAGATTCAGCAACAGCGGCTGGTATTGAAAGAATAGTAGTTACTGCTGGTGGTTCTGGTTATACTTCGGCCCCAACTGTTACTATTACAGGAGATGGCTCAGGTGCAACAGTTGCAGCTGCAGATATTACTATTAGTGGTGGAGCAATTACTGCAATTGGAATAGGTACTAGTACATCAGGATCTGCAAAAGGAACAGACTATACTATTGCTGATATTGTAATCTCTGGTGGTGGAGGTACTGGTGGTACTGCAAGAGCAGTTATCTCTCCTTCTGGCGGACATGGACTTGATCCAGTAAAAGAGTTAGGTGCATTTTATGTCGGACTTAATGCTCAGTTAGATTCAGCTGAGGGTGGAGACTTAACTGTAAACAATGACTTTAGACAAATATCAATTATTAAGAATCCTTTTAAGAGGGCAACTAATACAGATAGTGGTCATACATCCGAAGAAAATGGAGCGGCAACTACTACAGTTGCAACTGCAGGTACTCTTAAAGGCTTGAAGTATTTACAAATGGCTTCAGGTGCTGATGTTACTGCATACAATGTAGACTGTTTACTTACTGGTGGTACTTCAGGTGCTAAGGCATACCTTGCAGAAATTGATACTACTAATAAAAGATTATACTATTATCAAAATAGAAAAACTGGTTTTGGAAACTTTACCGATACTGGAGAAGCAATTAACGGAACTTTACCAACAGGTGGTAGTTCAAGTTCTGATGGGTCAGACGCAGTACAAAATTCAGAATTTGTTGAAGGAAGTGGACAGTTAATCTTCCTAGAAAATAGAGCACCTATTTCAAGAACTGCATCACAAATTGAAGATATTAAATGTATTATAGAATTCTAAAAGTTCTATAAATATATAAAAAGAGAGAATATAAATGGCTATAACAAACGTAAAAACTTTCGGCGATCCACACTTTGATGATTTTGACGAAACTAAGAATTATCACAGAATCCTATTCCGTCCGGGATTTGCAGTTCAGGCAAGAGAACTAACACAGTTACAAACTGCATTACAATCTCAGATAGATAAACTAGGTCAGTATACTTTTGCTGATGGTGATAGAGTACTTGGTGGTAAACAAACCCTCTTAGTTGATAACTTTCAATATATTAAATTGGATCCTACTCATAGTAATACGGCCATTTCTACTTATCTTTCTACTTTCGCTGGAAAGATAATTCAAAATACTGCTGGATTACAGGCAAAAGTAATTAAAGTAGTTCCTGCAGAAACAGTTGGTAATACTGCAGAACCTGATACTCTTTATCTTGAATATATAAACTCAGGTACTAACAAAGAAACTTCAGTATTTAGCCAGGGAGATGTAATATCTACTACAACTGGTACGGTTGTAAGTGCTACTATTAGTTCAACAACTGGTTCTAATCCTACTCTAAATCCAATTGGGTTTGGTTCTGCATATGCAATTGAAGAAGGTATCTTTTTCGTAAATGGTTCATTTGTACATACTCCATCAGAGTTAATTTTACTTGACAAATATACTAATACTCCTACATACATTGTAGGTTTAAAAATTACAGATGGAATAAAGAGTAGTTTAGATACTGGATATTCTGATCTTAATGATAATGCACAGGGCAGTCCTAATGCATCAGCACCAGGCGCTAACAGATATGTAATTTCTCTTAATCTAATTAAAGAACCTATTGATCTAGCAAATAGAACTGTAGGTAAATATGTATACCTTGCAGATATTAAAAATGGTATAGTAATTAGAAAAGATGACGCTCCAATTGATACTCAACTTTCAGATAGATTTGAACAAAGAACATCAGAAGAGTCAGGCGATTATATTCTTTCACCATTCGTATTAGATATAAAAGAACATAGAAACGAAAATAATAATAATGGCTACTTAACAAATGGTGATGCAGAAAAGATTGCCATTGGTATTGAACCTTCTATTGCATATATAGATGGAAGAAGAATAGAAAAAGTAGCAACAGAGCATGTAGTAATTGATAAAGGTAGAGATTCTTCAGATCAAAGAACTGTTGTGGGTAATACTCAGTCTATAGGATTTGGTAACTATATTAAGTTAGATCCAAATAATACAGTCGAAACTCCAGATGTTAATAACTTTACCACACTAGATTTACATAGTGTAGTAGTATCAGGTACTCAGTCAGGTAGTAATAAAATAGGTACAGCAAGAGCAAGAGGAATTGAATACGATTCTACATCTACTTCGAAACACTTCAGACTTTATATCTTTGATGTTACAATGGAAACTGGAGAAAGTTTTGCTAGTGTTAAATCAGTTAAACAGGGTTCATTCACTGCAGACCTAGGTGTAAGAAATGGTAGTTCATTGGTTATATCAGGCATTCAAGGAACAAGGTTTGAAACTGGTAATAATAGTTTAGTATTTCCGTTACCAGCAACTGCTGTTTCATCTCTTAAAGATGTTGCAGGAAATAACTTTACTGCAGCGTATAACGTAAGAGTAAAAATAACAGGCCAAGTTGGTAGTAATAATTCGGCCAACATACCTATGCCATCAGGTATAACTTTAGCTAACGATGATGATGTTGTAGTATACTTGGCTGGAGCATCTAATGCATTAGAAGTTGCAGATACTGCAGTTGGTGGTGTAGGCCAAGGGGTTGCAACTATAGCAATAACTGCAGCTAATGGTACTGCCATAACTGCTATTGTAACTGGCCAAATTACAGCAGGTGCAGTGAAAGCAAAAGGTAGTGTACTTACTAAATCTGCAACATTAACTTATAGTTCATCACAATCAAGCTATGATCTAGGAGAAGTTGATATTACAGAAATCATTTCTATTATAGATTCTGCTAATAATAATGTTACAGATAAATTTATTTTAGATAATGGCCAAAGGGATTCATTCTATGATATCGGTAAAGTAATTCTAAAAGGTGGAGCAGTATTACCTGCAGGTAACTTTACTGTAAACTTTAAATGTTTCCAACATAATACAGCAGGTAATTATTTCTCTGCAGATTCATATTCAGATTACGATTCTATTCCTTCTTATAAAGGAGTTTCTCTTAGAGATGCAATAGACTTTAGACCTACAAAAGCAAGATCTGGCGCGACTACTGGTTCAGAATTTTCATCTGGTCAAGGCCCTTCAGGTTGTAATATGATTCAGCCAGTCGGATCAATTTCATATACACTTAAACATTATGTTGGTAGAATTGATAAATTATTCTTAGTAAAAGATGGAAGTTATAAAGTAGTAAAAGGAAAGGCAGGTTTAATACCAGTAGAACCACAAAGCATAGAAAATGCGATTCATCTTTATAATATTAATTTACGACCTTACGTATTTGATGTAGGTGATATTAAAGTTACTAAAGTTGATAATAAAAGATATACCATGCAAGACATTGGTAAACTTGATTCTCGTGTTAAGAGACTGGAATATTACACATCATTATCTCTATTAGAAAAGTCAGCAAAAGAAGCACAACTATTTGACGGAAATGGTGCAACAAGATTTAAAAACGGATTCATTGTTGATGGATTCTTTGGGCATAATATAGGAGATGCATCACATCCAGATTATGATGTTTCAGTAGATAAAAATAGAGGCATACTAAGACCTAAGTTTGATGAAAGAAGTATTAATTTAATTAGAGAAACTGGTGATAGTGGAACTGCTGTAAAATCATCTAAGGGTGGTATTGTTACAATGCCATATACTCACGTAACGGAGATTAATCAGCCGTATTCTTCTTATTCAGAATTTGTAAATCCATATGATGTTGTGGTTTGGGACGGAACTATTAGACTTTCTCCAGAATCAGATGAGTGGAAAGATGTAGACCAAAGACCAGATATCATCATTGATGATACAAGCGCATTTGATCAATTCGTAACTATGTCCGAACAGAATGGTATTTTAGGAACAGTATGGAATGAATGGGAAACTAATTGGACTGGAACAACTACTACTGGCTTAAATGTAGTTAATGATTTATGGATTGCTAATGAGGGAAGAGAGCCAAATAGATTAACTGGAACAGTTAACCCTAATGGTAGAGGCAGACAAGATGTTCGAACAACTCAAAATGCTATAGTAGAAACAGGTACAGCAACAAGAACAGGGCAAGATGCATATGTTGCATTCGATAGAGAGACCAAGGAAATTGGTAATAGTGTAGTAGAAGTAAACTTTATTCCATTTATGAGATCAAGAAAAATTTACTTTGATGCTGAGTTAATGAAACCAAACACAAGAGTATATGCATTCTTTAATGGAGTAGATGTTACAGACTATTGTAAACAGGAATCTTCCTTCGTAGAATTTACTGATAGATCATCTGTAATAACTTATGAAGATAAAACACAACACCCAAGTTATACTAACTCCGATAAATTAGAAACAAATGCCTCAGGAAGAATTATAGGTTCATTTGTTATTCCTAGAAACGAACAATTAAAATTTAAGGCTGGTACAAGAGAATTTAAACTAACAGATTCAGCAACTAATGCAAATGACTCTACAACAAGGGCTGCAGTTAACTTCTTTGCACAAGGTATCTTAGAAACTTATCAGAGAACAATAGTTTCAACTAAAGTACCAAGAATTGCATATAGAGAAGTAAGTGAATCACGTACAGTTCAAAGAAGAATTCAATTACCAGAAGTTACTAGATGGGTTGATCCAGTTGCAGAAACTTTCTTAATTACTAAGAAAGGTGGAATCTTTACTACAAGTATTGATCTATTCTTTGCAGTTAAAGATGCCAATATACCAATTCACGTTTCTATTAGAGAAGTAGAAAATGGTACTCCGACTCAGAGAGAAGTACCAGGTGCGTCTACAGTAGTATATCCTACAAGTATTAATTTACCAACAGATATGACTGCAAATGAAGGTGTTGGTAATGCTAACGTCGCGACTACTATTAGTTGGGACCATCCAGTATTCTTAAAAGAAGGCCAAGAATATGCGGTAGTACTTATTTCTAATTCAAGTGAATATAAAGTATATGTAGCAGAAACAAGTAAGATTGATTTAACAGATAGTTCATATCAGATTAGTAAACAGCCATATAATGGAGTATTCTTTACTTCAGCAAATGCTTCTACATGGACTCCTGATCAAACTAAAGACCTTAAGTTTAAATTAAATAGAGCGTCATTTACTGGGACATCAGCACAAATTAATTTATGTAATGATGTTGTTCCAGCCAAACCTTTAGAGGCAGATCCTTTTGTTTTTATCTCTAAGAATTCTTCTGCGAATACAACTACTGTTAGAGTATTACACCCCAATCATGGCATGTATGGTTCAACTTCTAACCATGTGGTGCAGTTATCAATTCCTAGTACTACATCAACAATTAATGGACTTGCAAGATCAGTATTTGTAAATACAACTCATACTATTACATCTATGGAGCATGACTCATATGTAATAGTATTACCAGATCACGAAAATGCTACAGTTGCAGATAATACTAGAAGAGGTGGTGGAGTTGGAATTACTGCCACAGAAAATCAAATGTATAATCTAACTAAACTCAGCACATCAATCATTGAGTTCCCTGGTGACCCAGATACAACCGAAGATGATGTGAAGATAGAGTTTAAACATACTGGTGTTACAACTAAGTCAATGGATGGCGATAATGATGGCACTCAAACACTTTATACTAATGCTTCTCAGTTACCTATAATTGCAAATGAGAATACCCAATTTAGTTACCCACAGGCTGTTATGTCAGAAGTCAATAGAACAGGTAATAATCTTACACAGCAAGGAACATATAGAATTAATGCGACATTAAGTAATAACGGAATAGAAAATTTATCTCCTGTAATTGACTTAAATAGAACTTCTGCAATTTGTGTTCAAAATAGAATTAATGATGCTACAGGTAATGCAGATGCATATACTGTAAGAGGTACTTATCAAGCAGAATCAAATCCTACAGGTACAAGTAACGTTGCAAAATATATTACTAAGAAAGTTGAACTTAATACAGACGGTAATAATTTAGATATCTTTATGGATATTAATAGACCTGGTGGCACATCAGTTGATGTTTATTATAAAGCAACTGATGATACAGATATAGACTTTGATAATATTGGCTGGACAGGACCGATATTACCTGAACTACCAATACCTGTTAATAATACAGAGAGTGAATATAATGAAGCTCACTTTAATGTTGCTACAGGATTCCCATTCAATGCATTCTCAGTTAAGATAGTATTAAGAAGTGCAAATAGTGCTTATGTACCAACTGTTAAAAACTTTAGGGCAATTGCGAATACATAATGAATAGAGTAAAAATAAAAGACAATTTGGAATTAGAACGAGATATCCATAGTAATGCAGTTATAAATACTAATAAGAATGGATATGAAAATAGATTATCCCAGATTAAAAAGCAAGAGAAATTCAATGAAGAGTTTCAAAGTTTAAAGGCCGACATGGCAGAGATAAAAGAGATCCTTAAGACACTAGGTGGTAAATAATGGCAAATGATATAAAAGTTTTAAAGAATAATACTTTAGAGGAATTGAGACAAAAGACAAATGAAATCTCATTTAATCAGGGTGATAATACACAACTCGATATAACAAGGTTAGCAGATAAAGTATATGACTTTACTGCAACGACTTCTAATGGTGGTAAATTTTATGGAAATAGTTTATCATTTCATTACCTTCCTGATCTTTCACTAGATAATACTGGCGGGTATATTATTCTAAAAGATGGAACCTCTATTCCTGCATCATTTTCTTCAGGTGATACTTTAACACAATCAGGTGGGTTTTCTGCAACTTTAGTAAGTTCATCCGTAGTAGATGGTAAGAAAAAACTACTAGTAAAAAATACAACAGGAACTTTTAATCCAGCACAAAACCTAACAGATGGCACGGGTACGATCACAGCTAGTAATTTATTAAGAATTATATCAGAAGGATATAATGTAGGTTCTGTTAGAGTAACTAAAGACGGATCAGTTGTTTCTCAAAATTTAGAAGCAGATGGATTTCATGTACCTACTATTGCCGCATCTATCCCACTAACTGGATCATCAACTCTTACAGATATTACAGAAGGTACATTAGCTTATCAGGGAGATTCTCAAAGTAGTGCTGCAGATGTAGAGGCCAATGCTTCTTGGTACGGAACTGTATATCACATTAATAGTTCTATCATACTTCTAAAAACATATGCGGGAAATTTAAATGCAGGAACTTTAATTAGATTCTTAGGACTTTCACAAACTATTGTGGGTGCTAATCATGGGGCTCTTTCAACATATTCTTCTACCGAATCACATATTATTGAACTTAATACACCAGCAACTAATAATCAAGCGATTAAAATTATTACTGGCGATGTGGTAGATTCAATAAATGAATTGCAAGATGATATAGGTACAGTAGAAAATCTAGCCACAACTGCTAATGATTTAGTTACAGCAATTAATGAACACGAAACAGATTTATATACATCTACTACAGGAAGCTTTACTGGATTAACTTCAAAACATTTTAAAGGCGCGATAGAAGAATTAAGAGCAGAACTTGGTAATCATAATGATATTAATAATGCAACAGGATATTCAGCAACAACAGCTGTAACTGGTATCACAGAAATTCAAGGCGATATCGGAGATGTTACATCATTAACCACATCACATAAAGCTACTTTGGTTGGAGCCATCGGAGAAATCGAATCAGTATTCGATGCATCAACACATGAGATTAGTGCAGGTTCAAATGCATTTACAATTAATTCAGATAACTTTACTGTTAATTCAGACGGAACTATTAAACTTGATACAGAAGATGGTATTATAAATCTAT